TTTTCTAATCTTTTTTTTGTTTTTCTTGGTAATCTAAACTTTTTCTTTTTTTGAGCCATAACATTCAAACTTTTTATCTTTAACATTCCACAAATCTTTTACCCCCTCTGTCATATGACAATTGTGTCTTTTTCCAGTCCTACGACCGAAATCAACAATCATATCATTATGACGATTACGAATTAAGTGTGGACATTCTTTACAGGGGGTTTTCACCTTACAAAGGTAAGAAATTAATTTGAATGGGTGAAAATTATTTCAATTAAAAATTCCATTATTTAGTAAATCACAAAGAAATGCTGTTTCATAATAAATAAATAAAGATATTGAAACTAAAATTAAGACCACTAAAGAAACTCCAACTAAAAAATTTAGTTTTATAATTTCGAAAAATAACTCGACAAGATCTCTGATACAATAAACCATTATGATAATCAAAAATCCAACGAGTATTATTTCCATATTACTTGATTATTTGTTTTAAGGTGTTAGTTGAAAACTCGTTTGATGTTACTTTTATATAATACACTCCTGACACAATATTTAACATATCAAGATTATATAAATTAATACCCCCTTTTATTTCAATTTCTTTTTCTAAAACAATTGAGCCTTTTGAATCTTGAATTTCAATTTTACCATTTCCGATCATGTTTTTATTGTTCAATACAACTTGAAAAGATCCTGAACTTGGATTTGGAAATGTTGAAAAATATCCTTTTGAATTTCCATTACAAATAACATTGATCGGTCCGTATTCATCGCTAACACCATCAATATCATATTGTATTAATTTATAATAATTGTTTCCGTCAATTGCATTTTCATCTTTTGTTGTATAACTTAATTCTTGAGTTGAGTTGCCAGCAGAATTCAAGGTTGTTAATTTAGACCAATTTTCACCATCTCTTGATTTAAGAACATCAAAGTGAGATGTGTTATGTTCAGTAGCAGTTCTCCAATTTAATGTGATAAGATTATCATTACAAGTTCCGTCAAATGATAATAGTTCAACAGGTAATGCTCCATTTGTTATTATATTAAAAAATCTAACTTGAGTTCCACAGTTTGATGAATTTGAAACTGTGACTCTAACAGATCCATTGGTTGTTGTTTGAGGCCAATAAAAAGATATTGATGGTGTATTAGAGTTTGGTATGTTATTCCATAAAGGTGCGGTAACTGACTCTGTGTATGCCCATTGATATGTTGCGTTTGGGACAGGTGTAATAGAATATGTTTCTTGAGTTCCCGCAATAATTGTGTTGTTCCCCGACACTGTGGAAACAAATCCAACTGAAGGGTTTACGGTTATTGTTGTTGATGTCGCATTCGAACACCCATTTGATGACACCGTTAGTGTATATGATTGATTACTTGTTGGTGATGCAAAAGGACTTGGTGCATTTGGATTTGTTAGTCCTGTAGATGGAGACCATGAGTATGTTACTGGTGATCCTCCAGTATTCCCCACTGATGAAATCAATTGTGTGTTAGATCCCGAACAAATTGTGTTTGTTACTGAACTTACTGAAACTGTTGGTGTTGGATTCACCGTTATGGTTGTTGATGCACATCCTGAACTAAATAAACTTGAATTATAATTTCTAGCAAAATAAGTAGTGGTGGTAGTAGGTGAAACCGTGATGGAATTTCCAACTCCGATTTGAGTTACCCCACATCCATTAATATACCAATAAACCGTTCCCACTCCACCATTAGCGGTTAATGTTGTTGATGTTCCGTTACAAACAATATTTGAAGTTGCAGATATTGAAGTTGGGTTAGGGGGTGGTGGTGTTGAACAAATCAATCCAACCTGAAAGGCGCTACTTGAGTTGTATCCATGAACTAATATATAGTAGTTTAGTCCAACGGTTGATGTCCATTGATAAGATGCTGATGATGTGGCACATGTTGGCCCATAATCATCGTTACCACCAACGCAAGTTAAAGATGAACAATTAGGACCACTAAAAACCGAGATCTTACTATCCCAAGCAGTATTACAAAGATAAGCCGTCATAATCTGTCCATTTCCAGGAACCATATACCAAACTCCAGGTTGGGTTTGTGAGACATTACAAAAACCATTTTCTCCATTTCCGCTATTAGTGGAATTGACCGTAGTTCCGGATACAATTTGACCACATGAGATAGAAGTTGCGTTACAAACTAAATCATTTACAGGTGCAGCAGGGGCTGAACAAGAAAGACATTCAATCGTTGTCGTTCCACAATTAATTGCAGTCCCACATGATGAATTAGTATTGTAATGAATATAATAAGTCCCTGATATTGGTGCGGTCCATGTTAAAGGTGAAAAACCAGTAGCAACCACAGTTCCGTTATAGGATGAATGTCTTACAGTAATGTAGCCACCTAAATTATATGTAGATCTATATTGTCCTCCCGATACAATATTAAAAATGGTATTATATTCTTCTTGATAAGTGCAAGTGCTAATTGTATGAACACCAGGTATAGATGGTGCAGTTAATGATCCATAGGCGTATAAATTAACACAACCTCCTCCTCCACCACCAGAACACGAAGCAACACAAGTATAACCACCTGTAGTTGCGGTTCCTGTTACGGGTTGTATTGTATTTAGTAGAATTGTTCCTGTGTTATTTCTTATTTGAACTCTCATTTCTGAAGGAAAAGTTCCTGATGTTGTTCTCCATACTCTAATGATTTGACCTGATGATGCTGTGAAATTAAAAATTAATGGTCCATAACCACTTGTGAAGGTTGATCCAAGATTAGTTAATACAGTTATTCCATTTACACTAACGGAAACTCTTCCTCCATTCCATCCATCACCCCAAGTATCGGTTAAATAGATTGAATGAGTGCAAGATTGTGATAAAGTGACGAAACTTGTAAAAAAAACAAAAATCGATAATAATAAATTCTTCATTGCGTATAAAATTAAAACACATTAATTATTATACTCACTTGAAGAATCCTAATTGGAAACCCCCATATACCATGGGCAGGTCGAGGTACTATAATAAATACGAAGAACTATTTGATTGTTGTATATCAATTATGGTGTATTGAGCAAACTCCCATTTTGATTTATTATTTTCTAATTTCAACAGTATCAACCGGTGTTAGTGTGACATTTATCACACCTCTTTTTAAAAAATTAAGTTGTTTTGCAGTACCATAACTAAGATCAATTATGAATTTAGAACTTTTTGGAAGTCGATCATTAACTTTAACATAACAAACTGAGTCGTTATGATGATTAGTTACTTTTAGTATTGTTCCGAACTTGAAGTGTTTGTGAGCTGCGGTTAGACTATCGGCATGAAATCTTTCCCCTGAAGCTGTCATCCTACCTGTCCAATGCTGTCCGTAGTAAGTAGCAATTCCTTTATATTCGGGTAATTTTAAAATAAAAGATAATGTCAGAAATGGTAAGAATACCAATAATTTATTTAAGATTCCAATTTTTGTATTTTGTTTCGATTTTTCTTTTTCCATATTTTTTTTCCATAATTTGTTGGTGAAGATCCCAATTTAGAATCGATTCACTAACTTGTTCGTCGTCTTTTGCCATTGCGTAAAGTTTAGAAATTTTCTTTAACATTTTGTTTGCAACATAATTAAATTCTTCAAATTCATCTTCAAAAAACTTAGTTGGATTTTTTTCATATCTCATAGTTCGTGATAAAAACTTTTGTCTAATCTCATTTGTTTTTTGAAGTTGTTTCATTTTTTCTTCAAATCCTGGTGGTATCATTCCAAGTTGTGCTCCAAATGTTAAAAAGTCATCCATAGGACCTTGAGTCATTTGCATAAAAAAATCCATTCTGTTATTTACTAAATCAATATAAACAACTTCTAATACTTTGTTTATTTTTTCATCAATAGACATGTCAGATGGGTCTTCACCGATGTGTTCTAAAAGAGCATCCAATCTATCTTCTTGTTGTTTTAAATCTTGTATAAAATTATCAAAAGTGTAGTTTTTTATTCTTAATAATTCTTTATAAACTCTATTGTCCTCTAAAAAGTCTTTGAACTGTGATTTTGTAATGTTCTTTCTTTTCATTGAGTATGCAACCTCTGTTGGTCTAACAAGGTTTTCAATTGCATGAATGTAATACATAAATCTATAAAAAACTCTATCGATTGCCGGTATTGCAAAATTACCTTTTTGTTGTGTTGCCTGATAAACAGCATCAGGACCCATACGACTATATTCTTTAGCTTGTTTATCGTATTTATGTTTTATCTCATGAGCCAAAGCCGATACATTTTCATCTCTTTCCTCTTCCATTTTAGCGATAAGTTCTTCTGGTTTCCAATTGTCACCAACAGCAAAAGTAATTGTTAAATCTAAAGTTGTTGATGGTTGAGTTTCTTTCATATACACATCCCTATTGAACCCAAAGGCTCCCGCCATCCCCATCGAGATAATGTCTAATACACCTTCTTCACCATCAACAGTTTCTATATTAACTTCAAGGTTATATGAATCAATTTTGATCTTTTTCTTATCACCTAATTCTAATTCGATATCACCATCAAATTCATATTCATCTTTAATACTATCTATTGATTTGATGTCTTTTTCAACGATATCGTATAGCGTATCAGCAGCTTCTAAAATGTTATCAGGAACCCCTAAAGCTTCAGTTATTAGTCTTAATTGACTTTCGGTGATAATAATATTTTTCATAATAATAAATATATTGGTGTTATGGTTTATCCCACAACTCCAACCAAATCATCAAGGTGGTGATCGTTACTCAAATCAGATCCAATTTCACGACGATCCATCATGTGAACTATCTCAGTTATTTTGTATGGATACATATTGTTACCATCCATACCAACATCCAATCGTTTTCCGTTACCCCATTTATTTTGAGCGGACAAATGAACATGTCCATGAAGATGGATTACACCTTTATTTAATCCGTGCCAACTTTGGAGTGGGTAATGACATAAAACAAAATCTACATCACAAATATTAACCTCAAGATAATGTTGAGCAGATAAAAATCTGTTTTGGATTTCTTGTCTATTTTTTAAAATGTTCTGATCGTGATTACCCAAGACTAAGTGAATGTTTTTACAAACTAAACGATCTAGAAATTGTTCAATTCTTTCAAACCCACCAAAAGCAAGATCACCTAAATGAATCAAAGTATCATTTGGGCCAACTTTTGAGTTTATGTTGTTCACAATTGTAACATCCATTTCATCAAGATCTCGGAAGTCTCGAGTTGAGTTTACGGGAATATCACCTTCTTGTGTTCGCCAGTTGGTAACACCTCGACAGATATTTTTGTGATGGTAGTGAGTATCAGATGTGATCCACACTACACCAGTTGTAAGTAATTTATCAAAGTTTTTCATAATTTGATTTCAAAACGATTTTTCATTTGTTCTAATTTGTCTTCAGGAACTCCGTGTTCACTACTCCCTCCGTGTCTGTTTTCGATTACGATTGAAAATACCTTATACCCGTATTTTTTTGCCATCTCAAAATATGTTTCCATTTCCCATTCTTGAGTAAATGTGTTTGAAACGACAATTTTTGGTATTTCTTTTATCATATCCATATAAACCATATCGTGACACCACTCGTGAGCCCATTTAATTTTTGAGCCATCAAATTTATATTCACCGTTCCCATCTATAAAAAACATATCGGCTTCATAATGTTCTCCACCCAAAGTTTTTGCAAATGTTGATTTACCACTACCTGGTATTCCTCTCACTAAATAAATCATTTTTTCCATATCACAAAGGTAAGAAAAAAAACGGCATAAAAAAAGGGAGTCAAACTCCCTTTATTTTAACTTCCTATCATTTTGTAATAAAGTTCTGATGATAATTTATTAGAAACTGGTAAAGGGGTTTCTATTCCTGCAGTACCGCTTGTACCTTGTGTTCCACTTGTACCTGAGGTTCCTGATAAACTGCTTGACCCACTTCTTGGACATTTTCCTGTATCATCAATCGCTTTCATTACTGTTCCAAAATCAAATGTGTATCTGTTACCACTTATTCCACTAACGAGAGGTGTGTTTGGATCTGGAACTTCAGGGACTTCAGGGACTTCAGGATCATTAGTTTTACCACTACAGAATTGTTTTTTCAAAACTGAACCTAACAATTTATTTTTAAACCATTTTTTTGCATAAATGAAGTCATAATCTTTATAATTCTCACATGAAAAACCTAATCTTGTAAATCCTGTTTTTAATTCTTTTTTGGCAAATGCACCATTTTTACTTTTTTTCCATACAGTATCTTTTGGCGTACTAAAAACGGGTATATCTTTCACAATTGGATAAAAAGTTTGAACATTTTTTTGTTTGTATTCTGAACCGCCGCCCTTAACATTATTATCCGAAGATCCTTCAAGTACAACACCATTCTTTTTAGCCTCATCCTTTACCGTAAGAAATCCCACACCCAATAAAATCGCTAAAGCCCACAGATTTTTTTTTGAGATTGTTCTAGCACCGCTCGATGTTGTATTTATTATACCTTTTTGTTCAAATGCGGTTAAAAAACTTTTAAAATCACCTATTCTAGAAATTCCAGTCTTGTTCAGAACTGCAATTTCATTTTTGACAAAAGGGGTTATTTCACTTTTAGCGGCTGTGGATAAACTTGCCACCTCATACTTAGTTGTGTTTGGTAAAACCATCAATTCGTTTTTACCAGTTCCTACTGCAGTTTTTTGGGCATTTTTGAGTTTTTTTGTGAATCTTCGATTTTTTCTTAGTTGTTGAAAAATTCCTGCTCTTTCAGACGATGTTAAATTACCTCTTATTTTTTTTTGAACTCTTTTAAGTAATTCCTCAATTGAAGACTTTTGAACCTTAGCAAAATCATCTACTTTAGTCCCTGCAGTTTTCATTGTCCTGATAGCGGCTTTAATTACATCGTCAATTTCTGTTTTCAATATATTTGCGATAGCAGTCGAAACCACATTTCTTATTGGTACTGCCTCCGTTAAAAGTTTACCGTACATTATCTCTTGTGATCTTTGTATTTCTTGTATAGTTTTTTTGTCTAAATCCATTTTGTTTTTATTAATTATTTTTTATCTTTCAAACTTTCAATCCATTTTTCAAAAGCAAACATTTTCTCACCAAATTTTTTCATGCTCTCTGAACCAACCATTTTTTCAAACTTTGTCGGTTGGAGTTCAACGCCTAAAGCAAATGCCAACTTTGGGTCAATTTTTCCTGTGACAGAAATAGATTTATCTTTTTTATTATAATACTGTTGGAGTTGTTTTACAGCGTTTTCTGTGTTTTTATCAAAAACTCCATTAACCGGTCCTGAATAATTTAGTTGGCTAAATCCACCATATTCTTCAGGTATTTCTTTAATTGCCAATAAACCTTCTTGAGCGGCTTTTACTTTTTCTCCTCTATCACCAAGTTTGAGTTCAGAATCTTTCATAAATTCTGCAATTGCAACCCCACCAATAGTTCCTGCCAATAATCTTCCAACACTTACTTTAGCCGTTTGGCCAACCAACGATTTTATCCAAACCAAAGCTTTGTCAATTACATTATCGAAAAAAGAAAATATTTTATTAAAAAAAGACATAACATTTTTACCAAATAATTTTGTTAAAAAGTTTTTTGCTTGTCCCACAAACCCTTTTATTTTTGGAAATGCTGTGACTAATTTTTGAAGGAGGGACCTCACAGGCCCTTTTCCAAGTTGCTTAGTTCCTGACTTGACGGCCATTTTCAGTGCGAGTTTTGGACCTGCAGCTGCTGCAGATGTAAACAAAAGTGCAATTATATCCGTAATTAATAATACAAATGGCATTTTTGCTCTTTCAGGTTCTGCAGGATCGTAGTCACCTGTTCCTATTTCATAGACATCCAAAAGAACTATCAATGTCCATACAATTTTCATTACAACAACTCCTGGGGTCACCGAAATAATTAAATCAAAAATGATACCACCATATGACTGTAAATTTCTTCTTATCCATCTTAATAAAGGTAAAACTCCTTTTTTTAATATAGGAACTATTATTTTTTGTGCAACCGCCTTTAATCCTTTACCAATTGCAGTTATGGCCGAAGTGGCGACATTTTTTATTCCACTCCAAACTTGTCCAGTTTTTTTCTTCAACCAATCCCAAAATCCTTCTATTATAATTTCAACTCCATTCCAAGATTTAGAAATTTCTCTTTCTAAAATTAACTTGTTTGAGGACTCTTTAATTAAACCCAATTTTGGTCCAAATTCTTTGTCCCATTCTTTTAAAACCAACTTGCAATTATCAGGACTAATTACTTTAAAAAATTCATACAAAACTTTTTTTGGTTCTAATTTATATTCAGTTAAAGAAATTAAACCGTTACTATATTGATATTTAGCATTGTTTTTTACAACCTTCAGGATTTCAGGTATCATGTTCATATTAAATTTGACAAATTTTTTCTCTTCACAAACATAAAAACCTTTAGATGTGAATAAATATTTTCCGTCTAATGTTGGTCCTAATATTTTCATGTCAAAGTTTCTGCGTTTGGATTCAATAGGAGATCCCCTTCATTTCCTTGATCTTCTTCATCATCGTCTGAGGCCAATTTTGAATCAAATTTATAATTAGTATATTTTTCTATAGCCGCTTTTGTTTTTTCCCCACAAATCCCATCAACTCCATCTCTATTTGGTCCTGAGTTGCCTAAGTCTGCTTGGAAGCAATCTTTCAATCTTTGTTGAACTTGCGTAATTTCATCTTTAGTTTGTTCATTTAGAATTGCCGTTTCTACAATAAAATTTTTGATTCTACTATATTGTTTCTCACTTAAGATTAATTTTTTCATAAATGTTTTTCTTAATAAATATATTGAAAACAAAAAAAGGTGAGAATAAATCCCACCTTTTAAGAGGTCGACATCGAAATGTCTTCTAACTCCACCACTTTGTTTTTATAGAACAAAGAAACTATATTTTACATCAAACTAAAGTTTCCAATTTGTTTCTTACTTGATCACCTAAACTTACAGGAGTCATACTTGTAAGAATAATAGATTCTTTCAATATTTTATGAGGAATATGAACCAAAAACATATCACCATCATAAAAAGAAAGGTCTTCTTTAAGATTCAAAGCACCATCAACCATTTTTAAAAAAATTTTAAATTGGGTGGGATCAACAAAAGATTCAGAAAGTATTGTTCCAAATTTTTCGTTAAGTATATTAATTTTATGGTTTATAGTGTTTTTTATCATATATCAATTGTTTATACAAATATAGTAAAACTTTTGACTTGAAAAAACTTACTTCAAAACTTTTTTTAAAATTTCTATAAGTTGTTTGTTTTGTTTTTGTGTAGGAATTTCATCTTTTTTGAAATATTTACATTTTGTGTGTTCGTGTCCGTGAGTTGCATTTTTTAAATCAGGTTCTTTTTTTTCTTCAGTGTTTTGAAGAAACACAAACATCATCCCTCTTTTTGTACCGTCGTCGTTGAAGTTGTCAATGATCCCAACAAGATCTAAATCGGTAGTAATCTCAACATTGGTTTCTTCATAAAATTCCCTTATTGCTGCTTGTCCTGGCGATTCACCATTTTCTATACCACCACCCGGTATTGACCAAATGTTAGGTAATGTTTCTTTTGGTCCTCTTTTACAAAGCAAAACCTCATCATTATGTTTAAGAATAACACCAGCACTTTTTCTAAACTTCTTCATAGATATTTATAAATATGAAAGTAAAAATAAATAATAATCTTTTCGATGTTAAAACTGTATTAACCTCAAAGGATTCCCAAAAAGGTATGATGGGAAAAAAGTTTGATGGTTTTGATGGTATGTTGTTTTTTATGAAAGACGAACCACATAACTTTTGGATGAAAAATTGTTTAGTCCATTTAGATATTATTTTTATTCAAAATCACAAAATTATTAAAATACATCACAACTGTAAACCGTGTTTTGAAAATGATTGTGATCACTTCGAGGGTCATGGCGATTTAGTTCTTGAGTTACCAGGTGGATCTTGTAAACAATACAAAATTAACGATGGTGATCAAGTAGAACTTATTTAAACCAATTCTATTTTAACTTGTTTTTTTTCATCTACAAAAGTTTGAACTCGGCCTCTTGCAACATCACAATAGTTTGGACTTAATTCAATTCCTAACCATCTACGATCTAATATCTCAGCGGCAACTACAGATGTACCACTACCACAGAACGGATCTAAGACTACATCATTCTTGTAGGACAATATCTTGATCGCTTTGGTTGGTATATCCATCGAGAAAGTTGCCTTGGTAAGTGATTTAGTATCTGCAAAGTAATTCCACTGACCAAACACAAGTTCCATAAATTCTTTCTTATCATTCTCGTCATAGACCATTTTGTTCCTTTTAGAACCATCTTCATTCTCAATTTCAGTTAATTCGCCAGTCCATTGTGGTTGACCTTTGATTTTTTTGATGTGTTGTTTTTTGTATGCCAATATAACACATTCTTTTGGGTTATAGATATAAGGTGAACTTGGACTCATCCAAGATCCCCAAGCCGTTGTCTTACTTCTGTGTGGTGATTGTTCTTCCAAATCAACAATTCCGAAGAATCCAAAACCAATTTCTTTCATGATCTGCCACATCTCTGAGACAAAAAAGATACGACCACCTTTTTTCTGTCTGTTAATTTCATAAGGAATGTTAAGGGCTATACGACCATCATCTTTTAGTAATCTATAAACTTCTGTCAACCAAGACTTTGCGAATTCAACATAATCTTCAAATTCCACATCATCTTCGTGAACATCATAGTCGATTCCAACACCATAAGGTGGACTAGTGACTACCAAATCAACACTACCCTCAGGTAATGTCTTCATCACCTCAATACAATCTCCGTTAATAATTTTTCCTGTTTCTATCATTTTTTAAATTCCTGCTGTTATGTGGTAATAATAACCTTTTGATGTCATATCCCCAAATGATTTATAAATTTCATATCTTTTATCATCATAGAACATATCTGTGACAATTTCAACCCTACAACCAACATCTTTAACTTCAAATCTGATTTTTTCTACATCAAATTCTTCTTCTAATGGTATGTCATATACTAATATATTACCTTTACAATGATCTTCTATAATAAGATAAGCATCCTGACTACAATACTTTTCTTCATAATCACATTTTTCACGATTAAGTTCTTCCGTTTCATAGACTAAATTTCCGTTTTCATCCTCTACTTTTAAATAGAAAGTTTCAGGATATGGACCTATTAGGGTGTCTAATTCAGAGTCAAAATAACTTTCAACACCCAAAACTTCACAAATCTGATCGTAATCCATTTCATCGAACTCAACTCTTTTGTCTTGGAAGGTGTTGTATTGTTCTGTGTTTAACTTAAATGGGTAGACTTCAGCCCCTCTGTGTCCTAATGTAAACTTGTAGTATTTCATGTTATATCTTAAAATAAAAAATTAATAAATTTATAAACTAAAATTCCCATCAAATACAACCAGAAGACAATAATTGAAAATGCTAAAATTCTGTAGTTTCTTTCTACATGATTTTTTGACCTTCCTTGAAAGTCATTTAGATTCCAATCTTTTCCCATTTTTAAATAAAATTTGAGATCATTTGTGCTAATTTATATCCTGTAAAAGCCCCTGCAGCTGCGGATCCGGGAAGAATAATAAACTTGCCTAACATTGTTTCATATTTCTTTCTATTCACAATATAAGAAATCAGAATGTAATAAACAACATAATTAATCAATACTAAAAAGTCCAGTTCTTTTGCCGCAAATACTACAATAGAGTTCCCGAGAAAACCCCACATAAAGTTGATGAGAGTTTCTCTTAATAATTCGTTTGGTGTTGTAAGAGCATCCCAAACATTAATCTCTTTATCAAACCCAGTTTTATTTTTCGAGTGTTTGGATATGGTGTTGGAGGTACCATAACGCTTTTCTGAGATCCTCGAGTTCTTTATCTTTTCCTTTCTTTCCTGCACGACTTATATATTTTACTGTATTTCCTAAACTAAACCCTAAATCCCAAGCATCAATTACTTTGATTGCTTCGTAAGGGTTATTTTCTCCTCCGTAATGTTGAGGATGATTTACTTGTTCTTTTTGTGGTGAAGGACATTGACAAAGTCCAGTACCACCACATACACATTGTTTATCCATTACTCTTCTCTATATTCTTTTAATAATTCTTCATTGGACATAGTTCCATACTTTTCACTAAGACCGTTTAAATTAACATCTTTATTGATCATAGTTTTTGTATCATAAAGTAGTTGAGCTACATATAATGAATTAACGATCTCACGAACAATTTTATATGGATCTGCATTTGATCCTGGTCTTCTATCTTCAACATATCCTTTCCATTCTTTTGCTGTGTCCTGTGGAACTCTAATTGATGCTCCACGATCAGATACACCCCAACTAAATTTATCAATTGCCTGTGTCTCATATTCACCAGTCAAACGAAGGTTATTGTTTGATCCGTAAGCTTTGATATGATCTTCGTGTCTTGATTCAAATGCGTTAAATAGTGACATGAAGTATTCTTCGTTACCATCAAATCTCATCATGTCTGTTGAGAAGTTTGTGTGAAGTCCTGATCCATTCCACTCTCCGTGTGTGATTGGTTTTGGGTGAAGTTCAATGTGATAACCGTACTTCTCAGCAATCTTAAATAGGAAATATCTAGTCATCCAAAGATCATCTCCGCCTTGTAATTTTCCTTTTGAAAAAACTTGGTATTCCCACTGACCTAAAGCAACCTCAGCATTTGTTCCTGTAATATCAATACCATAGTTTAAACACATATTCAAATGTTCCTCAACAAATGGACGACCAACAACATTATGACCTACACCACAGTAGTACTCACCTTGTCCTTTAAGGATGTTTCTCTTGTGACCCAAAATGTTTCCATTAACTTCTTCTCGAATAAAATATTCTTGTTCAAAACCAAACCAAAGATCTTCAAATCCTTCACCAATACTAGATCTTTTATTCGATTCATGGGGTGTTCCATTTGGGTTTAATACTTCACATAAAATATAGATTGTTGATTGCATGTCTTGAACATAATGTCTAACAGGTTTTAATAAACAATCGGAGTTTCCTGTTTGTGCTTGATTCGTTGATGATCCATCGAAATTCCAAATTGGAAAATTTCCATTAAGGAAAGCGTTCTTGACGGATTCGTATTCAACAATCTTGACTTTACTTCTTAGGTTGGGTTCAGGTTTATAACCATCTAACCACACATATTCCAAACGAATTTTCATTTTATTTTATTTATGACATTTATTATTTCTTCTTTTGTAAAACCTTCTTCATACATCCGATAAACTTTACAAGAAAACTCATCGGTACAAATAATTGCATCGGCTGACAAATATTTCATAAGATTTTCAAGGTTATTCAAAATATTTTCTTTTTTTAAAAGTCTTTTATTGAATCCCATGTTAATGAATTTTAGTTTTTTTTAGTTTGTGATAAAAAAAATAACCTAATTTGTTTACCTAAGTCTTGGTCATTTGGGTATTTTAATATCATTTCTTTTAAGAAATCTAACAATTCTATTTTTTCTTTATCACTCATTGTTTTTATTTAATTTTTCAAATTTTTTGGTTTGTGAAATGTGTCCAGCAATTCTTCTTTTGAACATCGGTAGTAATGTTTCGTCTATTGGAAAAACACCACTAGATGTCATATGAAAAATCGGAGCAGTCTTTTTATCAACAGGACTGAATGAAGAAAAATTATTTATAATTTTTGATATTGTCAAATCATTTAAAGCATCACTGTGAATTAATTTTACATTTGTCATTTGTTGAGGGTTTGATTTGGTCTCTTTTTTAATCACATATTCCCAAACATAATGAGTTTTTTCATGATCAATAAAATAAAAGTAACCTTTTGGGTGAAGAATGTTTTTTTTGTTTCTTTTGATTTTCATATCCAAAGAATCAAAAACTATTGTCCATACTGATTTGGCAATATTAAAATACTCCATCATCCTTGGTGCAGAGTAAATTAATATTTGTCTAAATTCTTTAGATTCATCGTCTGACATTTCAGGAAGTTCTCTTACTTTGAGATCTTTTACCATAATTTCATCGTCAATGTTTGTGAGTTTTTTGTCGGTGTATACAATTTTATGATCTCTCATAAGTGCTTGTACATTCATTAAATGTAATGATAGTTCGATAAAACCAGGGTATAACTCTAACTTATCAAGTTTTTCACCCATCTTTTGGAAATAAGAAAGTAGTTTGTATTCTTTGTATTCTCTATCAATAGGTTTTTCGAACATCCAATCGGTGTTCATCAAAAATTCTATTTTTTTTCTTCGTGCCATTCATAATAAAAATATGATATATTGTTCAACAAATAAAGATCTAACTAGCCCTCATTACAAAATACCAATCACCATTTACCTGTGTTTCAAACATTTCTCCATCATATGAATTTAATAAAGCTCCATATCCATCACTCCCAACGACAATATCCGTAACCTCATCTAAATCAACAAAATCCATTATGAAATTTTTTTCATAACCAAAGTGTGTAATAAAATCATCAATATCATCAACATATTCACTAACTCTATCATTGATTTCATTCTCTATGGAACTTTCATCATAATTACCTTGTGGGTCTTCTTTGATGTCTTCTATTGTCTCTTCTAGACCTTCTATTTTTCCTTCAATTTTTTCGTATTCTTCGTCAGACAATTCCTCGTTTCTTAATCTGTTATTTAGATTTTCTATAGTTTTTGTTAATTGATTAACTTGATGTTGTTGATTTGTAGATAATTCAAGTCCTATATCATAATGTTCAGGGTCATCTCTAACTATATCTTCAAAAAAATCTTCTAACCAACTTTGCCATTGTCCTTTATCAAGTGCATTATCCCACACCCAACTTGTAAATGCCTCATAACCCATGTCATCAACCGCTCTTTCAACATATTGTCTTGCGGCACTATCTAACTCTTCTTGAGCATAAACATCATATGTGTCTGGTTGTAAAGTATCACCACCCAACCATTCGTATTGTTTTCCAACACCATGAGTTCCACGACCACTAGGATAAATAAAATACTTATCTTCTTCTATTTCATTTCCTTCTTCGTCTTCATACAATGTAGGAATACCTTCTTGAACTAAGAATTCATATAACGCTTCAGTTCTTTCAGATTCATCATCATTATTTTCAATATTCCACTCATCGTCTTCTCTATAACCATCAAGTTGAGAAATTTTATAATCTCTTTCTTTTTTTAATTTATTTGTATTCATTGTTGAACCCCAATTACTAACATATCTATCTACGGTAACACCATCAAGATTTGGGACATTCGTATTGGATATATCTAACCTACCTATTACTCTCACAATTCCTGTAAGTGGTCCAACGGTTTTAAAATTTCTAAGATCTAAATCACCATTAATAACAATACCTTTACCTCTGTATGGTTTGAGATTTGCAACTCTTGATGCAATACCCCCAACATCTTCTAATACATCTTTATATTGTTCAGGAGTTAATGTGACAAGATTCTCATCTTGTTCTAATATGAAATTTTTTAGAAAGTCTCTCATACTTGATAAATATAACAAAATAAAAATAATTGATTTTTATTTTTTTTGGATTAAAGTTGTTTTAGATAATATTTATAGATAAAATAAACCACTTAAAAATAACTATCATGGGTTGCGGATGTAAAAACAAAACTAATCAGCAGATACAACAAACTCAACAAGCTCAACAAGCACAAACTCAAGCTGGTGGTAACGCCACTCAGGTTAAGTCCAATGTTCAAGAGAATGTGAAAAAAGTAATTAACAAATATTACAGAAGATAATATTTGCGTATCATCAAAAAGAAGGTGTTCTATTTGGGACACCTTTTTTATTTAATTGATATTTATACCATATGAGTTTAGAAAGAGCAAGACAATTAGTTGATTCATTTAATGATGGTGAATTTGAAGATGAAATTGAACCATATTTTAATGACCTTATTACTTTTTTTAAGTTTGTTAAAAAATATAATCTTTTAGATGAAATTGAGTTAGACGAAATAGGTTATCGTAATTGGGACAGTGAACTAATTAATTTTTTAGATGAAAATGGTGTTTTAACAAATCTTAGTTATGACAACGCACCTGAAGAACTCAAAAACATATTACTTCTAAAAGGTTTAGAAGAAAATTACGAAGACACAGTTTATTTTATAATCAATAATCTAATAACTGATGTTGAAATTAGAAATGGTGGTTTTTATCTAAGTTTAAGAGATAGAGAAGAGTTAAGTGAATATTTTTGTAGTGGTAGTAGAAGAAGTGATAGTGACCCTAGACATGTTGCAAAACTAATTTTAAGTGAAGATGGTTTAGGTCACGATTGGTATTATGATTCTGATATGTCACCACACGATACGGTAGATGTTTTAAATGATTCTAATATAACACATCTTAAAGATGTTATTTATAAAAAAATAGGAGATCAAGAATTATCATTAGAGGATTATAATTCCGACTTTTTTGAACATTTATCTGAAATACAAGAAACTGAAGGTTATTTTAGAATAAGACCTGAAGATTTAAACGACCTATTAAAAGATAGTGACGCATCAAACGAACTTTTCAAAAAAGATTTAGAAGATATTGGTGATGAACTAAGAAGTATCTACTATAACTCTGAAAATACAGCATATGAAGATGAAGTTTATGAAGCTGTTTATAATGGTCTAAGTGAATACTTCGAGGGTCGTATTGATGAGGTTCCAAGAAAGGTTGGTGAAAAAACCAAATACGACCAATATATTAAAATTAGAGATTTTATTGGAAATATAACAACATTTTTAGAAAATAACAAAGGCGGAACATATTCTGACTCTTTTTTAGAATACTTTGGTGGATACACAACACTTATAAATAATATGATTTATAATGGTGAAGTCGAATGTATTGATATTAGAGTCCCTGATTATCCTGATTGGGACAGAACAAGAAGAAACATAAACGAAATGTTTTTAGATTATATTTAACTCTTTATAGTTTCATTTAATTCTCATATTCATTATACAAAACCAAGAATATGAGAAAATTAGAAAAAAACACAAGAAGGTATTTTGTAAATCTATTTGCAGACTACATCCTGTCAAAATTCAACAAATCAGAAAATACAATAATTCAAGTAACAGATTGTGAAACATTTGTTGTTGTGAATGGTCAAACAACAAGTAAAGATGTTTTAACTTTAAATGATCTGAAAACAGAGTTTATAGAATCAAACAAAGAGTTATTCAATTCATTAGAAAAAAAAGATCTTAATATTATTGATATTATTAAATACGATCAAGAAATTACGGATTTTACAAAAGCATGGATTACAGTTAATAAATCGTTATATGTTGATGAGTTTGATCCCATTTCAGAAATGAATATTTCTTCAGAATTTCCTTATGGTCACAGTTTAGGGTGTGGTAGAGGAATTTTATATTACTCCCACTATATCTTTAATCACATGTACTCTTTGTTGGGTGTTGATAAAGTATATTTCCGATACTCAAGTTACTTGAATGAAGATGAAGATTATAAAATTAAAGTAATCTGTGATTCTAAAATATCCAAGGGATCTATTGAAAGTCTTGTTTTGGATTGTTTTGATATGAATCTTACTGAGTTTAAAGAAAGGTTATCTAATTATGACTTTACAAAAGATGTAACAGATCAAACATTAGACAAACCGTATTTGGTTCAGGATAGATTGAAAGATGTGATATTACTATAAAACAAAAACCCCACCTTTAAAGTTGGGGTTTTGATTTATGATTTAACTCTTTTAATTTTAAATTCCTCAAAAAATTCAGGATAACTCTCTAAGTAACCTTCTAAAGTTTCTTCATCAAAATCAATATCTTCAGCCATCCAATACCAATAAAGTTTGTCATTAACTTTGAACCCGTAGTAATCATGGCAATCTTTTTGAACTGCACAAACTTTTTCGGCGTCATCATGTTGTCCAATACATATAAAACCAGAACCAATATTTTTTATAATATTACTCTCACCTAAAGGAATATATCTGTTATTGATCCAATTTAACCTTTCTATAAGTTTTTGATAAAACATATTAGCACTACCCCATCTAACTGAAGCAAAAAATACAACACAATCTGATTCAAAAAGTTCTTTTGATATTTTCCACAATTCATCATCAGGATTGTGTAAAGAAGCCCAACACCTGTGATAACCTGAAGGATTTTTTTCTTTATCCTTCAATAACGCATCTTTTATTCCACATCTATTACCGTCCTCTCTTGATACATTTCCCTCACAAGGATGGATGTTTAAATCAGGTACATTAATTATTTTACAGTTGTCTAGTTCTTTGGCCATAACTTTTGCCAAGATTGTAGACTTAGGAGTTTGTTTTTCAAGTATTTTTTGATATCTATTTGAACAAGTTAAAAATAAAACTTTTTTGTACTTTTTAAGAGTCTTTATTGTCTCAAGTAACTTTTTATGGTTTCCCTCTTTTATCATATTAATAAATATACAACAATCACATAAATAAAAAACCCCACTTTTGTAGGTGGGGTTTTTTTTTATCTTTCGTAGAACTCTTTGATTATATTTAATCCTTGATCCATATCTTCAAAGTCTCGATCAGGAGCATACAAACCTGTAATTGGTTCTTCACTTTCAGGATTCTCAATTAACATGAATGCCGGTACAAACTCGTTTCCTGTTGCTTCGATAAACATTTCATATTCTTCTTCATATTCATAGATGTCTCTTTCGAGATAATCTAATTCTGCCTCATCTAACATTTTTTTAAAGTCTTGGCAATGAGGACAGCTTTTCATTGTAAAAAGTACTGCTAACTTATCCATTGATTAATTCTGTTACTAGTTCGTTTATTTGGTTTTCACTTAGTAAACCAATTTTAGTTTCAACTACTTGTCCAGCATTAAACATTTTTACTGTAGGGATACTTCTAATACCTAAAGACATTGCAACCTCACGATTGTTATCAATATTCAATGTGTACATCTTAACATCTGATTGATTTGTAGATGCAACTTTTTCAAAGATTGGTTTCATCATTTTACATGGACCACACCATTCAGCCCAAAATTCAACCATCAACTTTTCTCCTCCGTTAATTTTTTGTTGTAATTCAACACTACTAATTTCCATTTTTTTTCATTTTTTTTAAGTTTAATATAAAGAACTCTACATCTTTTTTCTTTCTTATAGGATAATAAATTTTACAAGAAAAAGAAGAGATTGTAGGATCACTCTTTGATAAATATATGTAAATGTCTTCATCGAAAACATATATTGAATCTAAATGAGTTGTCCCATCAGAATATTGAACTGAATTAGAAAAAAACTCTGTAAACTTTGTCCTTGTTTTTAACTCATTAGGAGATAACCCATGTCCATCTGTGATTAAAATCATGGAAAAGAACTGGTCACTCATTTTGGATAAGTTCTCTAAAAATTTTTCTTCGTGTCTAAATTTTTCCATAACTCAAAATGGGGGTCATCGACCCCCGTTTTATTTTTAAACCAACATCAATTCTGCGGCTTCCCAAAGTTTAGTGTTTAAACGATTCGTGGCTTGGATACTTTTGATTCCACGAAGTGTTGTTTGTCGTCCTCTTGGACTTTTGTAAGTGAACCCACCTCGAGTCATTTTCTCTTGGATTACATTAAACACTGTCCAAAGATCACTTCCTTCATCCTCAGGTCGAAACGGTGTTAGAAGGTCTGTAATGTCGATAGATTCAGGAGCATTTCCAACTACCCAACGGATCTTAACTGCTTCTTTGATCAAACGAAGTTTTTCTTTCTCAGTCAACTCTTTTTCCATCATTCGAGTTACTGATTCTTCGATTCTTGGAAGTTTCTTAGAGAAGTCCTCCGCCAAACCTCTAACATCGTCAAATGAGAAGTGATTGTGTCGAATTGAGAATTTCTCGGCAACTGATGTAGGAACTGTAAGACCGTTTGAACATACTAACCGAAATAGTCCTGCCCCCATTGAGAATGTTGCCGTTCCATCGTGAGAATTTCTAACGATTGCTTCAACAACCGTGTCACCAACTTTTGGTAATTCACTGTTTCGATATTTCAATTCGTGCATTGAATGAATACCTCTACCTGTTTGTTTTACAGATGATAGTTTCCAACCTTCACGGTTGAAGATCTCCATTACTTCATTGGTTGGTACGAACTCATATTTGTTCGTCATTTTAGAAGATGGTGATGTGGCAAATACTGCCGGTGCAATAGATTTGATCAGTTCTGGTGTGTATATCATAGTTAATTATTTTCTTTGTTTTTGTGTTTTACTTTACGAGTGTATGATTTCTTACTTTTTTGTACGATAGGTCTAGTTGCCTGCCATATCTCCTTCATAGTAAGTTCTATTGTTTTCATTTTGTTTCTCGTTTATCACCTTACAAAGATAATAATTTTTTTATAAATACCAACTTTAATTTAAAATAATTTTTCCCCACTTTGTTTTTTGTACATATCCTTCAACAACAGATTGTGGGTTTGGTTTTTCGAACAACTCAGGAATCTTTAGTTCCAAAACTATATCTATCATTTGTTGTCTAGATAAAATATGATCTAAACCATCATCAACATTCTTTTCAGATTTCTCTCTTAGTTTGAAATAAAATTCTTCTTTTTGAATGTCTCCTATTAGTTCCATCAAATCACCTGGATTATTTTCAAAAAAAGAAATTAGTTGTTTAATGTATATTTCACAATCAATATTTTTCATATCTCACATTTTTAATAATTATAGGAAAAATATCCCTTATAAAAAAGAAATGGGACTTATTAAAGTCCCAAATCACTTAGATCTACATCACCATAGTCTTCGTCGTCGTCTTCGTCGCCCATCGCATCTTTGTAATCTTGTTCTTTCAATTCTTTAACGATTTCATCAACCATTCTTTGGATAAACTGTTGTCCTTTGGGATCACCACTTAGAATCATTTTAGCAACTCTCATGAACTCTTCAGCACTTAACGATGAGAATCTCATAAATAAGTAGTGTTGGATGTGTTTCATATCATCATCAAACAATTCCATAGGATATGTTGATACAAATTTTTCCCAAAATATTGGTCCCAAACGAGAATCCCAAATTTCTGATGGTAATGAATCTTCAGCACTTAACACCATTTCAGCTTGTCTTGGGTCATCAGGTAGTCCATGTGTTCCAAATATCTCATAAACACCTTTAACTAACTCATGAACAAGTAATGGGAATGTGACGGCTCTTGCTTTAACTGTTGGTGGATCTGTTTCAGGGTCGAATTCAGATTGTCCCATTTGACCACCACCACCTCCAGCCATTCCTTCCATATCAGGAAATATCCAATAAGCGTGTTCCATTAAAGCTTGAGTTACAGCATATAGATTCATTAATTGTGGATTGATGTCGTTAATCTCATCTCTAACCATAACATACATATGACCACCTTTAAAAGCGGCTCCCTGAATTAATGAATTGATAAATCTTCTTTTTGCTCTCTCCAAGTTAAAGTTTTCAATGTCTCCCATAAGTTCTTCAACTTCTTCTTCACTTGGCATTTCAGGCTCACTTTTCATTCCTTCAGCAGCACCCATAGGTTGCATCACAAGTTGAGCGTCGAATTGCATCGCTCCTTCAGGAATACCCAATTCATCTTTAACAAGTTTAACCGCAAGTGCTTCAAGTTCCTCGGCATTTTGAGATTGGATCATAATTAGTCTTTGCATCGCTTGACCTACGGTTCCCATCAACTGCATAAGAGCGTTTGATCCTTGAATGGTTCTTGTGTCTCCCATTGCCATTCTAACTTTATCAACTGAGTCCTTGAATCTTTTAGAAGATATTAACTCAATAAAGTCTCTATCCATTTTTGGCATTGCAGGAAAATTATGAAACGGTGTTTGTTTTCCTGTAATCTTTCTCTCGACATCTCCGGCCATCCTTTCAGGTCCTTCGTAGTCGATTGGGGCTTCCATAAGTCTTAATAAGTCTTTTTTGGATATACCCTCAGTATATAATTTTTTTCTAATATTTCTCATTTTATTTCAAATTGATTCCAAGTTTATTGAATGTTAGCCAATTTGGTATATGACCTTTTCCTTTTCTTCCCGCTTTAGGATCCGGTTTTGGTCCAGGTTTTGGGTTATAAGGAGTTTTAGGTGTTGTTTTAGGTTTAGTTCCGGGAGTTACCTTCGTTCTTTCTTTTTCTTTTGTTCCCGGTAACATTACAGGTAAATCCATTTCTTCGTCAATTTCCATATCTATGTCTCTCATATCCCTTTCTCTTTCTTTAGGAGTTCTAGTGTCCATGTCACCCATAGGTTTTGCCATACCTAAATATTTTCCGCTAAAACTAGAACTATCGAATGAAGGAAGCATTTCTTCGGCGTTAGGATCAACCATATAATCATATTCTTCATCGTCATCATATTCTTCATTAAATTCACCTTTCAGGTAATTAATGTCTTCGTCATCATCTTCATCATCAATATCAATCTCTTCAAAATCAATATCTTCAGCTTCAAACTGTTCTTGTTCAGAAATTATTTTTCCCCTATTGTAATTTAAAAGATACTTAATGTCATTAAGTTCTTGGAGTATTTGTTTTTTCATATCAATTTTATTTAATAAATATCTGAGTTTTCTATTCTGTCACCATATAATAATGATAACCCAAAGAATAATATAAAAAATGTCCTTTTTTCTTAAGAACAGAATTAATATCTTCTTGTTTAGTGACTTTTACACCAACAATTTTTTTATCTTTTGGTAGTTTTCTACCAGGATGTGTATTCAATACATCTTCAACAGGATCCAAATAATATTTAAGTTTTTTAATTAGAGATTTTTTATCTCCAACAACACCAATACCGTATTGTTTGCAAAGTGATTTAATTTCGGGTAATTCAAGTTTGTTTAAGTCTTCCATATCACAAAGATACGAAAATTATTTAAATTCACCAAATTTCATATTTGAGAAGTAACACTTGTATTGACGATCAAAGTAATTCCAAGTGGGTCTGCGACTCATTTCTTTATCGTGGTAACCTTTTTGGTAGGCATTATTAACCATTATTTTTTCATTCTCAATAACTTGATTTTTTAAAATAGTTAAAACCATTAAAGTTTCTTCAGAAAGTCCTTCTGTTTTTGATATTTCTAAGATTTTTTTTTCAATTGGTCCCATAGTGATTATAAATATATCGTTAAAATTCTTTTAGATCAACATCCACATCTATTGGGATTCCATATTTTTCTAACTTTTTATAAAAAAAGTCATAAACTTCACTTCTTAAATAACCAAGAAGGTCTCCAGTCTCATAATTACCTTGAGACTCCCAATAAGCCGCTTCAATTGTATTATTTACTTCTATTTGATTATCAGTTCCTTCTTCAAACATGTTAAAATTCATAGTTCCTTGATCATCAACATTTACAAATATATCAACTCCAAAGTTTTCTCCTAATCTACCAAACGGGGTTACTTCAATAACTTCAATTCTTGTATCAAGATTACCCCAACTACTTTTTAGATCGTATATTTCACCATCAATTTTATTTTTCAGTTTTTCAACTAAATTGTTAAATCCACCGTTGTATTCATACCAAATGGGTCTAATAAGTTGAAAGTCTTCGTTTGTATTTTTTCTAATTCCAGATATATCATAAATAACATCGTCAAGATGGGGTTCTTCACCCATCTTTTTTTGTTTATTCCATACCGTATAACAAAGTTTTTGAAGTTTTTCTTCAGTTAGTTTGTTATATTGTGATTCTGTAATTATTATTTTCATTACCAATCAGTTCTTGGATTTTCGTTTATAACATTAAGTAATTTGAATTTGAAATTATTTTTTCCTAAATAGTTTTCCAAATTTAATTTCAAATCCCACAAATAGTCTCCAACATCAAATGTGTCAAAAATTGTATCTATATAAATAATTATCCCTAACTCAACAACATTATCAGTCTTGTATGCCGTTACCACATCAATTTTTGTGATTGCTTCGTAGTTATCTCCATATCCACCTTCATCATAATAATCTTCTTCTTTTATGTTATCTGCAATGTCTTTCCAAGCCATATCAACCGCATTTTGAAATGTTATAGTTTTTAATTGTGATTCTGTAATTATTATTTTCATTTCTAATAAATAGTAACCAAAGGAACCGTTACATCATATCCTGTAACAGGTAAAATTATTTCATTCATACAATCTTGAACAACATCATTAACTTCTTCTTGGATTTCCCAACCTATATCTTCATCTTCCAAGGCTTGATCTAAGGTTAGATTTCTTCCATCCTCCATAAGTGTAACAGAACCCCCAGGTAGAGTTTTTCCATATAGAAAAAAATCATAATCTCTATATTCCATATTAGTGATTTCCCACTCAAAATCATAACCACCTATATTTAAATGAAGGAAATCTTTTGTTGAGAATTTCTTGTTT